ACCGTCTTCATAGGCATCTGTACTCTTGCTTCGTCTCCAATATCTAATGGTTTATTTGCCACCTATATACTCCTCTAATTTTTTACCTGCTGGTGACAGTGTTATAACATAAGAAAACACTGCAGCCAATAATGCAGTGCAAGCTGCTTCAGACCAATATTGTCCAAAATGAGTTGAATGAGATAATATATCTGCAGTAAAACAACCTATAAACATAAGTATAGGTAATTTGTAATGAAACTTCCAGGGTATAAAAGACATAAACACAACTAAAAAACCAGTAATCGCACCGGTCCGCGTTGCAATGACAGCGTGAGCTGAAGTTAGTGCAGGTAAATTACCTTGCACCATAAATATCATACACGATAACCACGCTAGTGATAGTTTATGAAAGAATAAGGAGAGCTTACGTTTAATATCCACTTGGACCTCCAAAGATAGCTAATAGACATAGCAATACTATCAACACTGCTGTGAATCTGTAATCCATCCTGGCTATCTCCATAATACTTCCTCATTTTCTTCTGCACGGTGATGTATTTTATATTATTTGTCTTCTGTTTGGTAGAACATTTTTTTGGAATCTTCTGTCAGCCAATCTTTATTTTCGACATTCCATCTCGTAGTTTGGACATAATAGTCAGGTACCCTGTTACCAACAGTGTAGTTAGGAGCATCCCACAGAATGCGATTATTAGGCTGAGCTGCATAATTGCCGTCATCAAGAGCCAATATATGCGCACACTTATGTTCAGCAGGAATTTCAGAATGTTCTGTATCCAGGATATTACTTTCCGGATGAGCCCAATCAATTGTAAATAAATATTCGAATGGGTAATTTTTTTTATCTTTGCCAAAATATTTTCCACGTTTACCTCTTAAAAAACTAAAGCAATGAACACTAGGATAATAACTAAAGCAATTCCACAATTGAAGTTGGTCGATAGGCATATCGGGCACTTTGCTTCTATCAAATTTTTCTTGAAAAAACGCTGATATAGGCAGTCTCCAAAAACACGCACCATTTGGTAGCATAATGTTAAATAAGAGTGCGCGATCTGTAATAGAGCTAATAGAAAAGATACAACAGTCTTCAGACTCTCCGTGATGTTTTTCAAAATCATATAAATATTCCTTCCTTATTTTACAATAAATGGGTGGTATATCTGAATTTAAATAAGTTGCCATTATTTAATATCGCCCCAATTATCTCCTTTTTCATAATCCACTTTGTTTGGAACCTGTAATTCAACCGCAGACTCCATAATATTAATTATTTGTTCTGCCTTTTTATCAGATTCAACAGAGATATCCACCTCATCGTGAATCTGAATGTGTGGTATTATACCATTTTCATACAGTGCAACCATAGACTTTTTTGTCATATCAGCTGCGCTACCTTGTATTAATTTATTTAAAGCTTTGTAAGTAAATGCACGCTTTAATGGTTCATCATATTCTTTTCTTGCTTGTTCTAATGGTAAAGGTTTAAACACACCAAATTGTACTGGTTGCCATAAATCAAAATGACACGCACGTCCGCCTAAAGTTCTAATCTTACCACGATCATTTGCTTTACGAGATACATTATCCATCAGTTGTTTTACAAACGGAGCCTTTGTGTGATATTGTTTAATTAATTTTTCAGCAGACTCTTTCATCAAACCTAGTTCTGCCATTAATTTATTTTTACCCATACCATACATCAAACCCAAGTTAATAGTTTTTGCTTGCTTACGTTCAATGCCTGCCATATCTGCAACAACCTGGTGGAAGTCTGCATCACCTGCATTGTATGCATCTACAATTTCATCTACACCCATTAAGTTTTGTAACTTTGCATAGTGTACTAAAATTCTAGGTTCTTGTTGTGAGTAGTCAAACGATCCCCACGTTGTATTTTTTTCTGGAATAAATATAGATCTTATCATCGGTCCGAGTTCCGGATGCCTCGCTGGAATCTGCTGTAAGTTTGGATTGCTCATAGAGAATCTACCAGTCACGGTCCCGCCTGCATCAGATCGTATTTGATTTATGTCTGCGTGTATTCTACCGTCAACTGCGTGCTTAGTAATTGAATCTATAAAAGTTGTATGCGCTTTGTTAATCTCTCTTGCATCAGCAATTAGTTTTGGTAATTCGTGTGGATGGTTTTGTAAAAAGTTTTTTGTAAAGCTAGGCTCCTTACTTTTTTCTGTTCTATCATAAGGTAACTTTAAATTATCAAACGCTTTTGCGATGCTCCGAGCCGCGTGTATTTCTACGTCAACTCCTGTTAAACTTTTGATTTTACTGACGATTTTAGCCTCACGATCCATAAGATTTTTTTTGATTTTAGCCGCTTTGTCTAAATCAACTCTTACACCTTTGAATCTCATATCAACTAAACAAGGAAATAGTTTTGTCTCTAATGTAAAGACATCCATTAGTTCTTGATTATATAATTCTATCTTTAATCTCTGCCAAAGTTTAAGGGTAGCTTCCGCATCACGTTCCGCGTACTGTCCAACAAAAAGCGCTGGCAATCTCCACATATCTTTTTTAGGATCTAATCCATATTCTTTTGCGGCTGCTTGTAAAACGTTTTCATCTTTACCAATACCTACATAAAATTTAGCTAACGTATTTAATGCATAAGATAATCTATTCTCATCTATTAAAGACGCTGCAATCATTGTGTCTACAATTTTACCCTTGACTATAACTCCTGCTGCTCTCAACCAACAGACATCATACATTGCATTGTGAAATATAAAGGTAGTATCGGGTTGATTACAAACATCTTGCAACCAAGATAAAACTAGTTTTCTGTCCATATTACCACCGGACTCGTGTTGTATAGGAAAATAGCCAGACCAGCCCTCTACAGCCACCGCAACGCCAGCAATGTGGCCTCTACCGGTAACATTACCTGACCCCAGTGTCATTAAATAAGGGTCATTAGTCTCTAAATCGATTGCTATTTCTTTGTGTCCTTTGAGATCTTTAAGTTCATCAGGCATTACCCATTCCGTTTGTGGTGTGAACAAAGGAATTTGAGTACTTCTCATTCGTAGTCCCTTTCAAGAACCATCTCTAAATAGTGTATAGCTTTTCTCACGTCCTCTTCTTTTCCCTTCGATTGATGTCTACAGATATATTTTATAGCGTTGCCTTCTGCAAAAAGCAACTTGTTTTCGTTTATAAATTCTGCGGGTTGAATTTTCATATTTTGGTAGTGCTTCCCGCCTACCTGCTTATCTAACGAATCATAAGTAGCTTTCTTAAATATTTCTTTATTTGTCATTTTGTTTCTCCTCATAATCTTTATATTCTTTTATTAATTTTTCAGATGGATGCCAAACATCAACAGCTGAATGACAGTTTGGACAAGATAAATTACTTACAATATCATAGTCTTCATTGTCTTCCGTGTCGTGATCTCCACCCCAAATTAGTTCAGTGTTGCAGTGCCAGCAGTTCATAATATATAAGCTCGATTAAAATCTCTTGGGTCCAAGACGTGTAATTCACGCTTCGCTCTCGTCGCTCCGGTATAAAATAATCTATGTAATTCATCCGGGTCATAACTAAATGTTTCGAGTGCGGCGTTGGTTAAGTCTTGCATCAATAAAACTTTATCAGCTTCTCCTCCTTTCGCTCCGTGTATGGTTGACATTATTATACGAGGGTTTTTATTTAATGTTTCTCCATTCGCCCTCATATTACGAATGTAGTTTTCAGTAATGGTATCTAATCCTTCAAAAGATTCATACCAAACTTTATCTATGATAAGACCGTGTTTATCTTTACAGTCTTGTAGTGTATACTTTTCATCAGAATGTAGAGTCTTACCTTTTTGAAATCCAGGTAATACATTTGATCCAAGATACTCATAAATATTTTTAATTTCTAAATGATTTAAAAGTTCACCTTTACGCCAGTGTTCCCAATTATTTAATGCGAGTAATAATTTTAAAGGTACAGAGTTCATTCCTTTGAATTGAAAATACCATCCTTGTAATTCACACAAATCTTTTGCATCATCTAAAAAATGATTGGCTGAAGATAATACTAACCAGTTACCCTCACTCATATCTACTTGTGTAATATCAGAATATCTTTTTAAGATACCTTCTTCTTCTCTTGGTTTATATTTTTTATCAAATCTATTTTGTACTTGACCAATTATTCTTTGTGACAATTCGTGTATGGGTCCACCTGGTATACGATAAGATTGATCCAATACTTTAATATCATTTACTTCTTCTTTTAAAGCTATGAAGTGATCCACATCTGCACCGGCCCATTTAAATATAGCTTGGTCATCATCACCTGCTATGTAAGTTTTTTCTGCATTGGCCCAAAGTTTTCTAACCATCTCCCACTGTATCAAAGATAAGTCTTGTGCCTCATCAATAAATAATACTTTAAAACTATTCACAGATTCTTTTTCAATATAGTCTATTAATAAATCGTTAAAATCTTTTAGTCCTTTTTCTTTTTTAAATCTTTTTAGTTCTTCTGCCAATAAAAATAATGTATTACGTTCAATGTCCAATATGTTTTGTCTCGAATCATAATATTCTAATAGATCTATTCTCTTAACTGCAGCTGTATTTATAATTGTTAAATATTCATTGTCTGAATTAAAGGTACCATCGCTGTCAGAAAATCTTGCAGTCTTAATTGGTATGCCACATTTCTCACCAAACTCTTTGTAGTCATCCCGACCCATCATTTTTTCTTTAGTCATCCCTAATTGATTAAATGCATAGGAATGAAGTGTTCTAAAATTACTTAAATCATTTTCAATATCTAAATTAAATTTGTCCGCAGCTCTAGTTGCCGCCTCTGTCGCGGCTTTTTTAGTAAACGAAAAGTACCCAATTTGTTTAGGTCTTATCCCTTGCTGTATAAATTCGTCCACTAGATTTAATAGTGTTGTTGTTTTACCTGTTCCTGGTGGTCCTAATATTATTGTTTTCATACTTTTATTACTATACTCCTATTCTTTCCTGGCAGTTTTTCTATCCACCCTCTTTCTTGTAGTTGATTAACTTTCACAAAAATTAAACATTTACTAGATACCCCTGTACCTATTTTCATCTCTTCATAAGAAGGTGCCATATTATTTTCATCAATATATTTTTTAATAAAATTAAAAAGTTCTAATTGTTTTTTAGTTAAGTTAAATTTTTTCATTATATTAATTCAAACATAAATATTGTTATGATTAATAAACCAAAAATTTCAGTATATGTATTCATTAAAAATGTTCCTCCTGGTATGTTGTTTTAGAAACTGACGCCTCTGTCTGTTTCATTGTTTTGATTTTAATTAATCTTGGTTGTTGTTTCTTAACTCTAACTCTTTCTTCTTCTACAAATACATCTAATTGTTTTAATAGATTACCTGTTTGAGTTTTATCTTTCTCCCAATGATTTCTTTTACAAAAATTAAAAAAGTCTTCCATTCTAAAATATGTAAAACCATCTTCAGTAAAAGGAAGTTTGTTAAATATGTCATCTATAGTTCTAGCATTCTGTCTATTGGTAGTCCAATCTTGAAGTAGTCCAGTTAATTCATTAACAGGATTCAAAGACTCTAAAGGTTCTACTTCTTGTAAATTTTGCATCATTGGTTTTAAAAAATGTTGTTTCCAATCTTTTGGTTTTGGTACAGGTACAACTAGATTAGCTTGATCTAAACACGCTAATGCAAACATACCTGGATTATAAAGTTGTTCTGATTTTAATTCGATCCGCGTTCCACTAACATCTAAAAACCATTGTGGTGGCGTTGATGAGTATTTAGTTAGACTTCCAAGTACAGGCATTTCTTCTTCACCAAATCCTACACCAAATCTTTTTGTTCTACATAAACCCGATTGACATACAGAATTAATAGGTGCGTCTTTACATCTATATTTATCATAACCTTTTCTATTTACAGATTTAATTAATTGTTGAACCTCACTATTACTTAAGGGTGGTTCCATAAATTCCATATTCGCTTTTACTATTTCATCTTCCCAAGTATCTGGGTTTGCTTGTTTATAATAAACTGCAATATTAAATAGTGCGTTGTTCCTTGAGCCCTCCCCGAAACCAATCGAAGCTAACTTATTTAAACAAGGAGGGCCACCAGGAAATGCTTCTTCTATTTTTTTCTCTTCCGTCTTAATTTTTTCAACGGCTTCTTTGCTACACGCGAAAACATCATAGAGCTGATAAAATTCCTCAAGTGTACAACCGGCGCCAGTATCGTTGATAGCATAACGTAGTCCTTTCATTTCATTGTGGTAGGGTAGATTTAAGAAGTTACCAGTGTCCCCACGATCCACTAGTATTTCTGTTTGTTTTGGAAATATTTCTGATCCTTCATAACCAAGTAGGATAGCGAAAGATTTTAATTTTGATTGCATCAAAGATGCAGGAATGTTTTCTTTTGTGAATAAAAATACGTGCGCGCCGCCAGATTTACTACGGCAAACTATTAATGGGAGTTTAAGATTCCGAATACTTTTAATGAGGCCAACGTGATCAAGGTTATATTCGTCAATATCAATGCACCCCCACCTACAATCATTATTTTCTGTGATAGGGATAATCCCAAGGGCTGGACCTTTTCCGGTAAGATGGTTTTCCCAGAGTTCTTCGGTGACGGTACCACGTACAATAAAAGCTTTTCCTTGTTGCTTTCCGTTTTCGCCACGTTCACCAGGTTGATATTGTCCATATGCTATAGTTAATCCGCTAAATATATTTTTGAATTTATCTTTTTTCATTATCATTTCTTTTTTCTTTGTAAAGGGGGAAGTTGCCTTCCCCCTCATTTTTATTAGTACGGAGTTGAATCCTGTACTTTCTCTTCCACATCAGCTTTTGTTTGAACGTTCCCTTTAGATACATTTCCAGAAAAATCTTTTGCACTTAAGTACAAAGACTTATCTTCTTGTCCTAAAATTCTGTCCTGTGTCACAACCCAACCATACCAAGAACCTTTATCGTTCTTTTGTAAGGTAGAAGCTAGATTATAGACAACACCGTGCATAGGAGGGATAGCAAATCCACCCTTGCCGTCAGCAATTTGTATGGTTTTCATCATAGAATTCCATTTTTTACTGACATTTAATTGAGTTGATTTCATAGTAATCAAAGCAGGAGTATAACCCCCTGTTTTTGTCTCAATCATTACGTAGTAAGAAGCTGTCTCTTCAAGATAATTACCGTTAGGCAATCTAATCTTTGAGCCATCTCTCTTACCTGTTGTGATTACCGGACTGTTCGGTAGGTGAACTGCAACCGGAGCACCTGGTCCGTCCCCTCTATCCGACCATTCTGGATAATCTTTTTTGTAGTAGCAAGGAATTATCTTGATACCTTTTTTACCATCGTATAACTCGCTGGTAACAGTATTATAGATCATACCAGGTTTGGCACCCTCTATATACTTTGCATCACCTTCAGTTACCTGCGGTGATAGTTGTCCCAAGATTCTGACAAATGGTAACGCCATATCTTCTTGCGTCATATTCTCAAAACCTTTGGATACGTCATCACCAAACAACGCTAGTGATGTGTCTTGTTTAGCTTTTATTTCATTAGCCATTATACATTCTCCAATAGTTATTTCCGGGTGATTTTAGTTTTGTCTTTAATCCAAGTACTAAAGACATCGGAAGGCATATCGAGCCCGGACTCGATACGCTCCCTAAATAGGGCAGTCAATGTCATCCAAGCCACATCAGATTTCTGTTGTGGTTGAAAACCATTCTCTGCCGCAAGGTTGAGCAATTGCTCCGCCTTGTCATCTTCTCCCTTTCCAAAAGTAACGAAGACATTGTTTTTAATAATGTCCCCCAAACCTTGGTCACGAAGCCATTTATAGCATTGCGATCTCTTATCTTCATCTTTAGGAAGAGTGCATCTATATTCTTTTTTCACAGCGACTTTGGAACCATCAGCTAACTTTAATTCTGATAGTCCTTGTTCCTGTAATAATTCTGGTATGACACGAGAACTGATATCATCAGCCTCTGCTTTTTTAGATTTGAGTTGCTCTTCTAATGCTGCAATCTCATCTTCTTTTTGTTTTAACTTTACACATTCTTGTGCAACTGTTGACGCTTCAACATTGTCTAAAAGATCTTTTGAATCTTCTAACATCATATTTCTTACTTCACTCATATTATCCTTTCTGATACATATCTACTTCTAGAGGATAGTATCTATATTCTCTTTTGTCCCATTTCAACATATTAAATTGTCCTGCTGTCACTTCACTTACTGCTGCAGTTGATATACCTATAATTACAGGATCTCCTACTGCTAGTAAATAATCGTGCTTTCGAAAATCTTGTAAATTCTTTTTCATCTTCTGTACATAAGGTGCAGTAGATAATATTGCCTGGTCTCTGTTAGGCAAACATATTACAAGATAACCAAAATCAGACGCACTTAATATATTTATATTAGGCGCTGGTTGTTGAATCACATAAACAAATTTCTCTTCAGGGTTGTTTTTATAAAATTCTAAAAACTCCTGTAAGGAATTAGGTTTGTACAATTCAAATATTTTATTTTTCATTTCTTATTTCTTGACAACCTTTACCATAGGCTTTATATACTTGTCAACTAGAAAGAAGAAAATAATTATGAAATATAAATTTAAAACTAAACCCTATGCACATCAAATAACTGCATTGGAAAAATCGTGGAATAAAAAAGAGTACGCATATTTTATGGAAATGGGTACAGGTAAATCAAAAGTATTAGTCGACAATATGGCTATGCTGTATGATAAAGGTAAAATAAATGGGGCGTTAATTATAGCACCAAAAGGTGTTTACAGAAACTGGTATTCACAAGAAATACCAAATCATTTAGCTAGTCACATAGATCATAAAACGGTATTATGGACTGCGGCTACATCTAAAACAAAGGATAAAGAGTATCAACAATTATTTAAAGTAGACTATGACCTTCACATCCTTGTAATGAATGTAGAAGCATTTTCGACAAAAAAGGGCCTTGAGTTTGCCGCAAAGTTTATTAATTGCCACAAGACTCTTATGGCTGTCGATGAGTCAACTACCATAAAAACACCTAGTGCAAAAAGAACTAAATCTATTTGCAATCTAGGTAAGCACGCTAAATACAGAAGAATTCTTACAGGTTCCCCTGTGACAAAAAGTCCCTTGGATTTATACACGCAATGTGGTTTTCTTGATGAAGAACTATTAGGATTCGGTTCCTTTTATTCTTACAGAAATAGATATGCAATTATGGTAGATAGAAATTTTGGTGGACGTAGAGTACAAATACCTACAGGATATCAACGTCTTGATGAGTTATCAGAGATATTAAAGAAGTTTTCTTATCGTTGTTTGAAAGAAGACTGTCTAGATTTACCTCCTAAAACTTATGTTGAAAGACAAGTAGAATTAACAGAAGAACAAACTAAAGCTTACGCGACTATGAAATCCGCGGCCCTTGCTTCTCTAAAAGGTAAGATGGCCACAGCGCCTCACGTATTAACACAAATGATGCGACTACATCAGATCACTTGTGGTCATTTAAAGAATGATGATGGTAGTATTACTGAAGTAAAGAGTAATAGAATCAAAGCATTACTAGAAGTCCTTGATGAAGTAGAAGGTAAAGTTATTATCTGGGCCAACTATGTATATGATATTAAACAAATCGTTAACGCGATTAATGATGAGTATGGTGATGATTCTATTGTTCAATACTATGGTGCAATTGATTCTGAAAAAAGACAAGATAATATTAAGAAGTTTCAAGATCCAAATTCTAAAGCGCGATTCTTTATTGGTAATCCCCAGACCGGTGGTTATGGTATTACTTTAACCGCTGCGAGTAATGTTATTTATTATTCCAATGGTTATGATCTAGAAAAAAGATTACAATCAGAAGATAGAGCACATAGAATAGGTCAGAAAAAATCAGTAACATACGTTGATCTTATAGCACCAAAAACTGTAGATGAAAAGATCCGTAAGGCACTGCGTAAGAAAATAAATATAGCAACACAAGTAATGGGAGAGGAGTTAAGAGACTGGATATAATGAGATTTAATCAAAACGACGACTACGATAGAAAGAAACAAATAGAATATTTAAACAATAAACCGGAGTACCAGGATGATAAACTTCGCTTGGTTCCCGAGGAAATGAAATCTTTTGATTTTTGGAATTGGAGTAAGATAGTAGAATTTAAAAAAAGAAATTGTAATCACAATACATTTCCAAATTTTATTCTACAAGAAGACAAGATGAAAAAAAATATAGAGATAGCTCAAAAACATAACATAATATTTCTTTATCAAAATAAATTTTATAATGATAAAATATGGGAATGGAACATATCTGAAATGGTAAAAGATAATAAACTTCCAGAACCTATTGTTAAGAATATGAATAAATATACTTTTGTAGACAATCCAGAAAAAGTTCCTAAAAAAGTTTATATGTTAACTTTAGATATGGGCCACGAGATTTAATGGAACTAATCATTTTAAATGATGGTTTGTATCAATTGATACCTGTTACAAAAAAGATAATGGAAGGTATTGCTATAACTGCTGAAGTAGATTGTTTTGCTTTGTGTGATATTTTAAGACTTAAACTTACAGGTTATGTAGATAGTTTAAACTTACATATAATGAATGATGGTAGTGGTAGTTTTATTGGCTGTATGTGTCGTTAACCTACAACTTTGCCGTCTTTCCATTCCATATCTGGAAGACCTTCAGTATATTTTTTTCCGTCAAAAGTAAGAACTTGTTTTCTATTTGAATTTGATTCGTGATAACTTATGTGGACCCATCCGCCTGCAGGATCTTCAGGATCAAAGTACTCCATAATCAGCTGATCAAAGTCAACGTTATTTTGTAGCCAGTAAGCTGTCTTAATGTTGGGTACGCCAAATATTTCTAGGTCGACCGCCTGGCCCTTCGCGTGCTGCGATGTCTTTTTGCTACCGATCGCTTCACACAGCGCCTCGCTCCGGTATCCGCTGGTGATGGTCACAGGTTTGTCTGCCCACGCACGTAGCGGCTCAAGCACCTCATAACACAGATCACCTAAACTTTTAATCTCTCCTGATCCTGGTGTGTTATCTATGCCCTTACGCTGCGCGGTCATCGAATTGGTCATCTCTCTTAAAGTAAAGTGTTTACTCAACTGCATAATTTTTCTCCTAGTTAATGATTTTTTCTATGGCGAAGAGTGCAGCAGTTCCCGCTGCTGCTAAAAGAACCCAATAGACTTTATCTATCTTACCGCCCAATTTTTCTACATCCTCGTGTACGTGTTTTAAATTTTTCTTAACACCTGAAATGTGTCCGTATAAAGATAAAATGTGTTCTCTGGTTGTTTTGGGTTCTATTGCCATAATTAATCGAATAGTCTATCTATTGCTGCTTCTTTTTGATCTTGAGGTAATGATGTAAATGGAACACTACCATATTGAGCATTAGCATTTACTACAGAAGGAGTGGCTCCTGATACTAATGGTGGTAGTTGTCCCACAGGTGTGTTCCCTAAATCAGGTTTAGGTAAATTTTTAAAAGGATTTTTTATGTCTGGAATATTTTCATTAGTTAATGAATACTCACTTAATGATGCTCTTAACTCTTCTATAGAATCAATTACATATTCTATTGGATTAGCTATTCCTAATTGGTCCGCTATCTCTTGAAAACCAATAAAACTTCCAGTACTAATTTTCATAGGTCTAAATAAACCTTCTGATAAATATCCAAAATTTGGTCCACCTATTCTTTCCGCAACTTCAGTATATAATTGATCTTCATTCAAACCTAAAGTTTGAGCAGCTTTAATATCATCTGACATAGTTTTTTGTACTTTATATAAAGCTTTGTTAGCATTAATGTAAGCATCAAATATTTCTTCTGGTGTTACTGGACCCCCTTTTAACATTGCTGCAGTAAACAAGGCTTTTGAATTTCTAGTTCCTCTTGAATAATCTGCAACCTTATATTTAATAGAGTTTGCAGGATCTATTTCAACAGCTCTTGCTCCAATAATACCTGCTAGTTCGTTTCCAAATTCATATTCTTTACCACCTTTACTAAATCTTCCTAAATTATCTTCTGGTTTTAAAGACATATTAAGTCTTTTTAATTGTTGCCAGTTAAGTGGAGCTTGAGCTTTTATTAGGTGAGCTAAACTATTATAAATTTGATTACCTGCAGAATCATTTTCATTATAAACTCTAAAACCATCTCTTGTTTCTCCGCCTCTCATATAAATATCAGCTAATGCTTCTGTCCAAATAGATTCTGTAATAAATGGATCTGCTAATTCTTTTGTAGATTCAAATAAACCTAAAATAAAATCATCCATAATACCATCTTTATCTTGTTCGCCTGATTGGACTCTATTAATAACCGTCTGAATAGGTCTTGTTAAAGTATCATATGCATTCATATGAGAAAAATCTATGTATTTAAATTTACCATCATCCCCTTTTAAAGGTATTAATGTAGAATTTTTAGACCATTTAGGTACATATCTTCTTATAGCTTCTAACTCATCTCTACTAATATCATAAAGCGCTTGACCTGCAGACACAGCAGCATAAGGAACAGCACTAGTAGTAACTCCCATTCCAAGTAATCTTGTAAGACCGATTGTTCTTAAAGGATTAACAGTATCTTTTCCTACTTTTACAGAATAAAATATTTCATCTAAACCTCTTTTAACAATATTAGTTCCTGTTCTCATAATTTCTGCAGGAAATGATACAAAGTTTCCAACAGGATACTGTCTTAATCCTTTTACAAAATCAGAAACATAAGCATAGTTTGGAATATTATTTCTAACAATTGCAGCAGCTTCTTGAGCAACAGTTTCTCTATTAAATTTAACAGTATTACCTGCCATATTTACAAAGTTGTTTCCTTGAGCAATCCCTGCTTTTTCATATGCAGCAAATAATCTATCTTGTTCTTTATAATAAGAAAATATTTTCCAAAAATCATCTTCAGCTGTATAGGCATCTTGAGCAAATCTTTTTATTCTTGATAAACCTTTTGCTAATTTATTAAATGCTTTTATAGATCCTAGAGTAGATCCAAAATCTATATCTTTTAACAAAGCTTTTAAATCAGCTAATTGAACTTGAGAATTTACTACACCTCTTTCTAGTAACTCTCTATAAATTTCATTACCTTCTTTAGTTCTTGGTCCTAACTGTAAAGCTCTTAACGCTTTTCTTGCGGCTCCTTCACCCGGACCTATAAAAGGTATAAGACCATTGGCTGTAGCAAAAGCTCCTGCACTTAAAAAGTTACGCATATGGGTAAAAGGTGAGAGAATAGTTTTAGCCATTTGAGATGTAGCTTTAGGATATAAAATTGCATTTGTATAAAGTCTGCCGGCAAACCCACTGTCAGGACCAATAATATTTTTATTTACATTATATAAAGCATCCGCATTTCCTTTTAATGTCCACTTACCAGTTAAAGGATTAATACTAGCAACATCAACAAGCACTTCATCTTTACCTTTTCTCGCTATATATTCACTTACGGATTCTCCAGGTCTTCTACCAAAACCTGCTTCATAATCATTTATTAAACTTCTAGTACTTGGTTTTCTTAATGTTTGATTGGCTGTTTCTTCCCATACTGATCTACCTGTTTTAGGATCAAGTTCTCCTTTTAATAACATTCTTTCTTTACTTCTATCTGTTAAAGGATTTATTTGTTCTAAACCCTCTTCCCCTCTTTGAGAAACAGTTCCTACTCTTCGATAATCTCCAGTTTTAGCTCCAGTTGCTTTTATTAATTCTTCTTCCGTATCAAAAAAAGTTTGAATAGGAGCTTTAGCTGAAGCTTCTTCAGCAGACATACCTTGTTTCATTAATTCGTTTATTTTAGCTGCTCTTGCAACTTTGATATCATTAGAATTTCTAGCTAAATTTCTATAAAATTCATCTCTTCTAATAACTGTAGATAACATATTAGTGCCGTTTAATATTGTAGACATAGCACTTTCATCTTTACCTAAAAGTCTTTTGGCTAACGCTTGTGTATCAGGGGTTAATTGTTTTAGTTGTTTGTTAGGATATTTAGCAGCTTTAGATGCAAAAGATTTATCTACAAAATAATTAGGTATTTTAAATAATACATTTCCTTTGTTTGATAAAGGAATTTTTCTATCTATAAAAGCTGATTGATAAATATCAGCTACTATTTTTTTTGCTTCTTGATTAGAAATTTTAACAGGAGTAGGTAAATTTTCTGCTATTTTTATTATATTTTTTTCTTCTAGTTTTATTAATTCTTTTGCAGGAGCAAGATTGTCTGCTAGTTTTATAGGATTATTTTTAAATACTTTATAACCACTATCTAATCTTTCTTCTAATGTTTGTGGTAATAATTTTTTCCATCTATCAAACACAGAAGGACCTGATTTTACTTTTCCTTTAACAAATCGTTTAGGTTTTGTAATATCTAAAGATCTTCCTTCTATAGAAAGTAAATCTCCCCACCCTTCTCTCATTTCTTCTAATGTATCTATAAAAGCTTTTTGTTCTGCTTTAGGAATTGTTTTACCAAATTTTTTAGCTTCTTGATTAATTAAATTAATTGATTTAGAAGCTTCATTTGGATTAATTTTAGGAAGAACAACTCTTAAAATTTCTTCTGGTTTAGCTTCTTTAGTAGCTTTTTTAATAGCATCTCCTTCAGACAAACCTTCTTTAATATATAAATTTTTTAATCTATTAAAATCTGTTGGGTCTGGAGCAATTGCTCCTGTTCTTGGATTAATTGCATTTGTTTTTCCAAACACAATACTTTTTTCATCTAAACCAGATACTAAAGTTTTACCTAATTGTTTAGCTATTGCAGTTTGAGAAGCAGAGGCTTTACCAGAAAATATATTAGCTCTATCTAAAAATGGAATAACAGAATCTATTTGGTCGTCTAATTTAAATGCAATATTTTGAGCTCTATTTAAATCACCATCTAACATTCCTTTAAATGCCATTTCATCTGTAAAGTATTGAGGGTTCTTACCACTACGTGGTCTTAATCTTTGTGATACATAGTCTAAAGCTCTACCTATTTTATCTTGCGCAACTCTACCTGCTTTACTAGAGTCTGCTAATTTTTTAACACCTGAACCTGCTAAACTTAATATACCTGTAAATGCAGCACCTTCTATTCCAAGTTTTAATCTATTATATAATTCTCTACTAGGATCATAATCATCTCCTCTTTCTAATTTCGTTGGACCTACATCAAATAAATCTCCAAAGGTACCTACTTTATCAGGGTCGGAAACAAATATAGATTCCGCTACACCGCTGGCCAAACCTGTTGCACCTAATTGTAGCGCCTGACCTTTTCTATTAAGCTGCGCTAGTCTACCGGCATCTTTTATTTTTTGTCCTTTTTTTAAACCTTCTAAAATAGGTAAACCATCTGAATCTAATAACTTAAAATAGTTACCTGATTTCTTTGCAGCAAGTGCGCCTTTAGTTGCAGTGCTTGCAATCTTACCTGCAACACCTACCGGTATAGCTAGATTAGTTAAAATTTCACTTATCTTACCTGCAGTAGTTGCTTCTGCATATTCATCAAAAGGATTTATATCTGCAAAAAATGTTTCTACTTTTTCTGCTGTGTTTGTGTCTGCACCTAAATCTATTAAGTTAGCTCCAATAGAAACAAAACCTTCTGGTATTTTGAATAAACCAGAACCTATACCAGCAAAGAAAGAGCCTAGACTACTTACTCCTACGTCTCTACCAAATAGTTTTGCAGTATCTTTATCTGTTTGTTTGGTTGTTTCAGAAGTTAGTTCGGGAAACAAAGCGTCTACTTGGGAAGTGAATTCAACCATTTATCCTCCTATGCAATATTATAAATTCTCTGTGGGGTACCGTCTAAATCTATTTCTATAATACTCTTAAGTATTTTTTCTGTTCCAGTAGTAGAGTCTTTTACTGTTGTTTTTACAACAAAAGTATCTCCTGGTTTAGCATCCTTAATATTTTTAAATTCTTCTAATGTAACTACTTTTTTAAAGTTAAAATTTTTACCTGTCGTAGGAGATGTTGCGCTTTGAATACCTACAGATAATTCTTTATTGTTTAACATACCACTTTTGTTTGCAGCTAATAAAGCTTTGGGTAGACTTATATCTTCTCCTGCTTCTATTTGATAATCTATTTTAGATTTCATTAATTCAATATTAGCTTTGTCTCTTTTAGTTTGAGCTTTATCTTTAAGCATAAATGTAGCTGCAGCTGTTTCTATTTTTTCTGCTCTGCCTGGACCTGATTGATTTTCTAATTCAAAGAATTTTTTTGCACCTTCAGTTAAACTTTCTGCACCTATAAAGGCTGCTGCTCCTCTACCAAAAGTATCTCCTAAATCTCTTCTAAATGCTTTTTTATAACCAAGAGTATCTCTAATTTCTTCTAATGTTAATTCTTCGTTAGCTGTATTTTGTTTATTTAAAATACTATCATTGCTTAATAAATTATCTGTAATTGTTTTTTTAGGTACACTTCCTTTTTCTGGTCCTGGGGTAGGTAAAAATCCATCTTGAGGAGTTGTTTTAGAAGGTACAATAATTTCTTCTCCAGTAGTTGTAGATCTTTCAACACCATCATCGTCTACATAAGTGCTTTGTCTTTCTAAAATTTCTCTAATTACTTCATTTTTTGGTGTATATGATTCTATTTTATCTTCAATAGTTACATCTTCAACTTTAGTTGGATCTTGATTACCAAATTGATTATTAGATATCATTTGTTCAAAAGAACTTTTCTGTGGTAAAGTATTTGCACTAAATGGAGATGTATTTCCAATTTGTGTTTTAGATCCTAATACATATTTATTTAATGCATTCTTTAAAAAATCCATACCACTTTTTTCACCAGCATAACCACCTGGTTCATTTACTAAACCTCTTTTAGGTTTATCTAATCCACTAGTGATTCCCGATCCGCGACTATCGACCGGGCCACCTCTAAACATAGGTCGTCTTAAAATTCTACTCATTATCCAAATAATCCTAATTTAGAACCGATACTCGCAACACCTGAACCAACTCCAAGAGCCGTTGCTAATGGACTAGCTGGAGCGGCTGGCGGTGCGTAACCTACTGTTTGTGTAGGGAATGCGCCTGGTTGAATTTGTGCAAGTTGTTGACCAATCAATCCTAGTTGTGTGAATGGTTGGAACTGTTGTTCTCTTTCAGCTGCTGCTGCTGCATCCAATATAGCTTGTTGTTGTGCTTGACCTGCTTGACCAAGTGACTGTTGGTATTGTCCAAGTCCTTGTTGGGCTGCTAATTGATTAGCTGCTGCTGCCTGTGCTTGTTGAAATCCTTGTGCTAATAATTGTGCTTGTAGGTTTGATCTACTTGTTGCTGCACCTCTTGCAGACTCTGCTGCAAGTACACCTTCTCGTCCACCACCATAAGCTCCAGCTTGAATAGCTTGGTCACGTCTAGCAGTATCTGCAATGGTTTGTTGTCTGTCAAACTCTGATAAAGTTTCATCTATAACTTCTCTTTGATAAGGAGACATAAATGCTTGATAAGAATCTGCTCCTACTAATCCTGCTGTTCCTGCTGCTTTTGCAGATTGAAAAGCTGCTTGTCTATCTTGAAATTGTTGAGCTGTTTCACCAGCTTGCATAGGCATTAAAGAACCTAAACCACCTGCTTGTGTTCTTGCAAATTGTTGTAATTGTGATTCGTCAGCAATAGTTGGTTTGTATTTAGACGGATCTATTCCTGTAAAACCTCCAGCAGGTATTGCACCCGCTCCTAGTTTATCAATTGATTTTAAAAAGGCGGTAAGCGAACCTTCTATTACCGGTGCTGGTTTTGTTATAGTTGTTGTTTCAGCCATTATGCTCTTGCCTCTAATCTGTTCATTGTTTCATACATTCGTTTTGCTCCTTCATTAACGCTTCCACCACCTGCTGCTCTTACAGCATCGGCAGTCATTACAAATTCATTCTTTGATAATCTTGCTGGTACATCATCAGCTTTTTCTTTTTTACCTATGGGTATAAATCCTCCGCCTCTCATATCCATTTCTTTACCACCTAAATTCATTAATCCGCCGTCTTTCATACCTTGTGCTTCAGGTCCACTTTGTAGTGCGCTGATACCTATACCACGGTTTAGATTTAACATATTTAGTGGTTGATAACCTAACGCAGGTTGAAGCATAGGTTGAAAACCTGCAATCTGTGCTTTTTGTTCAGGTCCTAATCTACTTCTTATTCTTCCTAAAGTTTCTTCAGCTCTGCCTACACCTTGTTCTAATTGATTGAGTCTAGGAAAAACAGCTTGAGCTTGTTGTAAAGGTTGCAAACCTGCAAGTAAGGGTCGTTGTGTTAGTGCTGTTATTTGTGATGCTTGTGGAAGTATTGGTGCTAACGCTCCACCTTCTTGAAGACCGATTCTACCGCCGTCTTTATATCCTCTTTCTTTTACCTTTTTCATTTCTTCAATATATTCATCACTTAATTTATCATACATTTTTTCAGGTAGTTCTGGATTTTTTTGACCACCAAAAAACATATCTTCTCCTAGTTTTCTTAAATATTGAATTGGTAAATATACACTTCCATCTTTATCTGTAATTATATCACTTAAAGATAATATTCCTTCATTAATATCTTCTCCAACTTTTGATACTAGCTCTGGATCTCCTAATCCAAATATATCAGATTTAACTTTATCTTTATCTACTTCTTTTACAGTTTCTTTAATATCTTGAAATTGTATATCTTCTACATCAGGATCTGTAATATTAAATTCTCTCATATTATCAATTTCTGTTACAACTGCTGGATTGCCCATAGGACCTGGATCACCACCATTAGCTAATCCTACTCTACCACCGGCTCTATATCCTGCTGCTTCTATTGCATCTAAAATTTCTTGTTCTGTAAAGCCATAAGCTTCCATAGATTGTCTGATAGCAAATGCTCTGTTTGAATTTTCTTCATCCATTCCCGCTTCATAGTCAGCTTGTTCTCTTTCATAATCTTTTAGTGCTCTTCTGTTTTCAGCTACTGCTAGATCTGTCATACCTTGACCTACTGGTACTAATGCTGCTTTTAATCCTTCTTTACTAAATAGATTGTTTTGTAAAGTATCACTAACACCTGATAAATAATTTGAACTTGTTTCTAATGCACCTAAACCACTTTTAGTTAATCCTGGTTCCATACCAAGTGCTTTGTTTTTAAAGAAATCTCCTGCACTTTGAGTTCCAGTGCTAGCTAAACTATCTCCACCCATATATTGAGAATAACTTTTTCCTGTGTCACCAATTGTTCTTCCGCCCGCACTTCCTGGAGTAGACAACGCACCGGTAGCTGCTGCCATTAATGTAGATAAACCAGAAAAGTCTCCGTCACTTCCTTCTTGAGCTAATTGAGATCCAAGGTTTAAACCACCAGATATCAATCCTCTGGATAACATACTATTACCAAATGCACCCATAATTCCTGGAGCCATAAACGGTGCGGCTGCAGCTAAAAACGGTAATGCTGGTTTGATTTCATTCGGTACTATCTTATCTAGTACTCTTGAAATAGGTCTAGTTATCTTTTTTAAAAATCCCATAGTTTCTCTTTATAATATGTATTAACGGCAAGTTTGCCAAACTTGTAAATAGGCGAGTGTATCACAATTTACAGGCTTTTTAACCATTCGTCAATCGCTGATATTAAAACCAGCGCCTATCTTTATCTCTTCTACAGTCACATTTACATCTCTTCTGATGTGTTCTGCTTTAGTTTCTGTACTGGCATTCTGTACGTCTGCTAATGCTTCTGCATCTGACATATATTCTTGACCTGTTTCTGTGTTAGTTAATGTTACTTCTGTTTTAGGTGTAATTACTGGTACTCTTTGACCATTAATTGTTTCATACCTAACTGAAGCTTCTGTTTCTACAAACGGCATTATCTGTCCTCCCTGTTGATTTCTAATATTGATGCTACAACGTGCAATCTATTTGCATCTGCAGCGGTTACTTGTAATACTTCACTTTCTTGCATAATTAAAGGCTCACTTAATAATTGTTCTGTAGCATTACCTGCTATAGCTTTATTTTGAAATATAGTAAATTTGTTAGCTGATGCTGGATCTCCATCAAATAAGTCAACTGTAATATCACTACCATTATTTGTATCATCACAAACTAATATAGATTTTACAATAGCTCTAGAGTTAGATGCTACAGTATATAAAGTTGTAACTGTGTTAGTTGTTAAATCTAATTTTTGGTTTTTATATATATTTGCCATTTATCCTAATCCGAACCACGTATATCTTTCCGAGTCCTCTTTAAGTTGTGTTAAGTATGTAGAGTTTAATTGTTCAATGATTGTAGTTAACGCTCTGTTAATTTGTCTTTGATTATCTTCACTATATTCTTTTTTAGGTTCAGGTAATCTTACTACAACTTTAGTCATTAGCCTCTCCTTCCATCTGGTTGTATGTCAACTTGAAACGTACCAAATCTCCAAGACTCACCTACACCAGTATTTTCTATCTTTATATTTGCATATCTTCCTCTTGCTCTTGTGTCAACCTTTAAGGTACTAGAATTTATTATAAAAGGACTTAATGCAGTTTCTATATCATCTTGTGATGGAAAATCTTTTATAGATAATGTTACTTGGTTATTACCAGTTAATACTTTGAAGTTAGGTAAAAATCTTCTCATCGCTAAAAATACTTCTGCTTGATCTGGTTGCAAAGAAAAACTAAATGATTGAATAAAAGAAGTAAGTGTGGTTACACTACCATCTGGATTTACTTGATCGGTTCCCGTTTCGTGTTCAAACAATACGCTTTGACCTAATCCTGTTTCACCTTGTACAACAGGAAAAGTTCCTGTGTTAGAACTATTAAAAGCAGTAGCATAAGGTCTTGGATATACTAATGAATCAATCCAAGTTGTTCTAATAGAATTAGTATTAACGCCGGTATACCAATTACCCATAGGTAATCTTGCATTGTTTTGACCGTAGTTAAATACTACATATCTATTATTAAATTCTGATCCACTGGTTGGATACCACCAAGTAACTTCTGTAAATAGGTTATTAATACCTGCGTTTACTTGTTGACCTTTTGTAGTATCAACATCATCGTAAACATAATCTTCAACACTACAAGGTAACGTATTAACAGTACCATCAAAAGAGAAGAAACCATTATTACCCATCCAGTAAGCAACACCATCGATTTCAATTGCTGCATTCTTACCTATCAACCCACAGTTTGTACCAACTTGTTCAAAGCCAAATGTAAAAGGAGCTCCAACAAACTTCATTGTGTATAGTGCATTATCTGTCCATACTAGAATGTTTTCTTTTGCAACCAATGCTCCAACAATTTTTGTACCATCTTGTATTCTTTGTGTACCTGCTGTGTTAGTTGCTTCTGGAACATATGCATTTATATTTTCATCTTCAGAAAATCTTATAAACATATCATCTTGTGTAGTAGGATTACCAATAGTTGTTTCAGTTCCAAAATGAATTAAGTGACGTGTGGTTGGTGAAATTAAAGTTGTTCTTGTAGCTGTTGGATTGTTTGTAGTTTGAAATCCTGATGTAGTTGTAGAAGCTCTTGTAGATAGTCTTGCTGCAATAGAAGAATCCCAAGTAAATGTTTTACCATTTCCAATAGTTGCAACTAATACATCACCAAAATTACTTAAGGACCAAAGTCCTGGTTCAAGAGTAATAGTACCTGCATCAACTGCATCTCCCCATCCTGTAAATTCTGTAGCGTTTGTAACTGTAGCACTAGTACTATGTATTGCTGAAGACGTTCCTTTTTGTGCTCTAGAAATACCTGTTAGTTCTGCACCAGCAACACCTGTATAAGTTATTAATTCACTACCTACTGCAATCGTTCCTCCTGTTGCAGGAAAACCTGTAGTAGATGCTAATCTAATTTGTGTAGCTGAACCATTGTTACCATTTGTATCCGCGGCCAACGCACCGTCTAAAGTTGATTGAGCAGCACCTGTAATTGTACCACCATAATTACCAACACCATAACCATAACCATAGGATTGTGCTGCAGGACCTACTACTTCAAAAGGATTAATTGTAACAGATCCACCAGCAGATGCTGAACCAGCTGTCGCTGCTTGAATTGTTAAAGTTGTAGAGGTAGGTACAGATAAAACTTGAAAGTTAGTATCATCAAAAGTAGATGTAGTTACTCCTGTTGTACCCCCTGGTAAAGTTGTTCCTGTTAAACGAATAATATCTCCGACATTTATATTGTGTGCTGCAGAAGTTGTTAAAGTTACTGATGTTGTTCCATTAAAAGTAAAAGTTGCACCAGAAATTGCTGTTGCAAGTGGACTAATATCAAAAAATTGTCCTTCAAAATATATAATTAAAAATTTGTCTGTACCAATGGCTACATATCTATTACCATCTTGGTCAACAAATGCGTGTTGTTTTCTAGCTATTCCTACTAAAGTATCTGTAAGTAATGATTGCCAACCACCAACTTTTTCTGGTAGTCCATATCTAAATCTTACATTATCTGAATCAACCCAACGACCTTCTGCTCCAACTGCTGTATCTTGTTTGTCGATTCCAGGAGCAAACTTAATTTTCGTAAGCATTAATTACTCCTATGCTGTATTAGTCTTTAGTTGCCAGCCCTTATTAGAACCAGTGTAGAAAAGTGTGACTGATTGATTGTTAGTAGTTAAATCTATTGAAGAAGCTGTTCCTTGAATTTTTTCTGATCCATTTGGTGCTACAACACATTTGTTTGTTGCAAAACCATTTGATGCTGACACATCCATAATAACTATTTCATCACCAACTGCTCCCGCAGGTAAGGTAATTGTTACAATATTAGCTACTGTATCTACACCTATTTGATCACCAGGAACTGCTGTGTATGTAGTTTTACTTGCAGCTGTTACTGTTGTAAATCCTTTGTCAAGCATTCCTAATGATGTTGCTGGTACACTACCTCTAGAATAAACTAAAGCTGTTGCACCTTCAGGAAGAGGCACTTGTGTAGATGCACTTTGACCTGTTGTAAGTAAAGTTACAGTGTAACTGTCACCAGCTCCACCTCTAGTAGTTCCATCTTCTACAAAAAATACTCTGTTAGCATTACCACCTGTTGTTGATGCAGGCATCGCTAAACTAGCATTACCAGATAAAGTTCCTGTTACTTTAATGTAAAGGTTTTTACCATTCGCGCTCGACGACCCATCAGCTAAACTTAATGTAGTTGTGCCTGAACTTAACGTTACTTCAACAAAACCTGATGCTGCAGTTTGTAATAGTTGTAAATTTGTATTTGTGATTGCGCCCCATAGACCAGCTTTTTCACCGGTTGTGACTAGTTCTAATGATAAATCTGTTGAATAAGTTGATGCCATAATTTTAGTAAGGTTTGATTGGTGTCCAAACCATTGTTGCTCCTGGTATTATATCGTTCCACGTAATAACCCCTGGTTCTACTGTATCTAATGTTAGACCTGAACCAGTAGGACTTACATTTGCGTCAGCAGTTATTGTAACATTTCCAGTAGCCAAGGTCAATGAGTTTCCAGAAGGCGTTACATTAGTATCAATATTAATTGTAAATGCACCTATACCTAAAGATACTGCATTTCCTGTAACCGTATGGTTAGCATCTGCAGTAATAGTTAAAGTTCCTGTGCCTAATGCTAGTTGATTTGGAGTTAAGTTTTCTGTAACAGCATCAGCAATAATACCTACACTACCGATTGTAATAGATAAACTATTACCTGTTACATTTACTAATACATCTGAATCGGGTCCCGATGTAGCAAATGGTAATGCTGATATTGCGTCAAATCCTAAACTCATAAATAATCCTTAAAAGGAGGCAGTAGGTATGTGGTGGTGTACTGCCCCCATCTAAAGATTATATCATCGTTTAAACCAACTTGGAAGACCTAAATGTGGACGCTTGTCAAACATATTGTCCTTAGCACCTGGTGTTTTACGATTATTATAATGAAGAAATACTTGCACGCATTCCTTACCTTTGAATTTATTTCTCCAATGCTCCAATTCACAACCAGAATAGACTAACATATCTCCTGGTTTAAGATCTACTTTAATACCTTTTTTGCCAGTCTCTCCAGATGGCTCAAGATAGATTGGCCAATCATCGCCACCAAGATTCATAGTGGTAGATATCTCACAACTAAATCTATCTTTGTGTCTTTTTAAAATATCACCTTTTTTATATATTCTTGCATAAGTATATGCTGGATATAATTTAAGACCTGTTACTTCTTCCATTTTAGGTTGGCATTTAAGCATTAAAGTTTCCATAGCAATATTAGAATACTGACTGTAAGTTTCTGGTATCTGTTCATCCCTACCTTCATAGTGACCTATGATGTTTTCAAAAGGTGAAATGTATCTAGCGTTTCTGCAAGTATCATAAACTTGTTTCTGCATACTAAAATAGTTTGCAACAAAAGCTGCTAGGTCTTTTGATATTGCTTGACGGATAACTGTATACTTTTTCTTTTTAAACATCTTTTGCCATCTCTTTTGGTACAGCTGTTATATTCCAATGTATAAATCTGAAAGGCTCTTTACCAAAATCTACTGCAAATTCGTGTTCCAAAAACCCTGGAAAGATAATTAGAGTTCCAGGTGTAGGTTTAAAATGTATCAACTCACTACCACCCCACACACCTTTTTGGTCTGGTTTCATTTTTAATTTTGTAGCACGTGCACCTGTTCTCGGTTCGTGGAATACTGGATAAGAAGTTTTATCACTACATTTTAAAAAATAAAAACCTGATACGTGTTGATTCCAATGTACGTGTGCTGAATGATGACCACCACCTTTTTTTGCAAACTCTTGTACCCACATCTCACTAAATATAGTTGTGTATTGCTGCATATCAAAACCTTGATGATCTAAATACTCCCAAGACTTTTGACCAATATAATTTCTAAAATCTAAAAAATCATTATCAGCAGTTAAAGGTGTTGAGTGATAGGATCTTCCAAAATCACCGTGCTCTTTAATAAAAGCTTTCTCTCTTGTTCTTGCATCTTTGATATATTTATTAGATGCTTTGTTTAATGATTTAATAAACTCTGGTTTTTGTTCTGACCATATAGTTGTGTTGAAATAATTATTTATAAACATTATTTAAAAGGCCTTCCTAAATGCCAAACTACAAGACTGTATCTTGTACCTGCGGTTACGGGTTTAACTCTATGCCAAACAAATGATGGAAATACAATAATAGATCCTTTTGGTAAAATCTCTTTTGCTCTTCTCAAGTGTTTGTCTTCATCTCTCATATGTGGATCGTAGTTTCTAAAATCAAATTCTAATTCACCACCTGTGTATTCTGAACCATCTGTTAACTGACAAGTCATAGATAGTTTTCGAATCTTACCATTGTCGGGTCCTTCTTTTTCATAAGGTTTATCCCAACCATCACAATGCCAATCATAATATTGGTTGTGTTTATATTTTGTAAATTGACACGATTCTGATCTATCCCATTCAAAGTTCCAACCAGCTTGTCTATTAGCTTCGTGAACGTATGGGTGTAATTCTTTGTATATCCAAGTATCGTTAAGCCACACTAAATCAGAGTTTCTTTTTCTTTTTAAATCTTTTATTTGATCTTTATTTAATTCTTTATCACCATACCCACCTGTTCTAGCCATTACTTCTTCTTGTTGATTAGCATAAGCTATTACATCATCACAAAACTTTGGTGTAAGTGCTGCAGGGAAATGCCAGTAATAATTAGATATATTCATAAGTTATTGTTTGCACAAAGTTTAATGAATCTTTTTGATTGTTAGTTAGATAATACATATTAGTTGATGGAAACATTATGAACATATTATTTTTAAGTTCTATGTCCCAACTTCTTCCTTTACGTCTATTATCTTCATAGTGTATTCGAACAAAACAATCTTTAACTTTAACACCATAAAGCATAGTAAAGTCTGGAGAGTTTCGTAGATCCACCGGATCAATATTTAATAAAGGAATTGTTGTTTCCGCAGGTTTATAGATATTTCCCCACGTTGATTTGTTAACTAAATTAATACCATAATCAAGACCAATAAAGTCTCTCATATATGTATTTAACATATCCCAAGTTCTTGAGAATGGAAATTCTTTAGTGTTGAAAGTTGATTGTAAAATATCGTTGGTAAGTTTTTCTTGGTCTATTTCAAAACCTTTCGGCATATCAATATCACCGTAGAATAAACTCTGTTCACTTAATACTTGTCTCTGCATACCACCACCATTTTTAATTTATGCTTTGCTGTCTGTCAAGTCCCAAGTTGTATTAGCTTCATTCCAGACGTAATGCCATCCGTGAGTATTAGCTGTATTTTGTGATTCTTGTTCTTCTGTTAATGCTGGAGCATCACCGATTGGTGATTTCCAAGAAGCTGATGCATTATGTTTTACCCAAGAAGCGTGAGGTTTTTTAGGCCAGAAGATTTGATCATCTTCGTCCCAAGTATAACCTATACCTGCGTAATTTCCTCTTAATGGTGTACCACCATTATTGTGTGTGCCACCAGATGTATTGTAAGATGTTTGAATCCACATTTGTGCAGGCCAATTATTATGTGTCTCTAAATATTGTTGTCCTACTGTTTCATCTTCAACGCCGTCAGCGTTCAGCATATCGCCATTATTCAAAGTGAGTACTTGAATGACTTTACTGTTAGATCCTAGTTTTGCAAAATGTGCCATAATGTTTCTCCTTATATATTAATTTTAAATGTTAGTAAATACATATTAATTTTGAAATTTGTATCTAATAATAACGATTCCTGATCCGCCTGCTTTTCCAGTTCCATTACCACCACCACCTCCACCACCAGTATTAGTGGTACCTGCTGTAGCACCATCAGAACCACCTCCTTCTATTCCTGAACGTCCTCCACCTCCTGCTCCAGCTTGTCCTGCACAAGTATTATAATAATAAGCACCACCACCACCACCTGCAAATGTTGTAGGAGTTCCATTAATAGAAGTTGTTGCACCTGTACCACCATTACCACCAGTATTAGAAGTTGGACTTCCACCTACAGCGTTTGTTCCTGCAACAGTTGCTCCACCACCACCGCCGCCACCAAAATTACCACCAGATTGATATCCAGTTCCACCAGGAGTTCCTTGAGCTGGACTTGTAGGAGGAGTATTTCCAGCACCACTAGGTTGAGCATTAACAGGTGTTCCTGGACCGTGTCCTCCACCACCTCCAGATCCACCAGCAATTCCAGGCCCATTATTAGTACTTGCTCCACCACCTGTTCCACCACCATTTGATGTTATTGTTGAAAAAATTGATGAACTTCCATTAGCATTACTAGGTCTTCCAGCACCACCGCCACCCACTGTAATTGGATAACCTGTAGTTGTAACTGGTAAAGCTGAAACACAAGCTCCTAAAGGAGAAGCTGCATAACAACCAGAAGCAGCACCTGAAGATTCTCTATATCCTCCTGCACCTCCTCCACCAAAACTTCCACCTGCTCCACCGGCTACTACTAAATAATCTACTGAAGTTGAACCTGCTGGATTACCTACCGCTGAAACACAAAATGTTCCCGGTCCTGTAAATGTATGAACTTTATAATCTCCACAACAAGTAATTGTTCCACCTGTTGCTGTAACATATGTAGGTTGTAATTCTATATCATTTAAATTAGATGTATCTGTTGCTTTCCAACCTTGTGTTCCATCTACATATACTAAAGTTACTGCTGAATTTTCAATTGAAATAATTTGATCTGCCGCCGCTCCATTAATGTTAGAACCATTTCTGCCAATTGTAATATTGTTTGTATCTGCTGTTCCTGCATAATCTGAAACTGCAACTACTGCACCTGCTGCAGGCGATGCTGGTAGAGTTACTGTGATTGCTCCACTAGTTGTATTTACGAAATATCCTACGCCAGCTACTCCTGTAAAAGAAGCAGTCTTGACTGTTGTATCCCAAGAAGCTGCACCCGTAGCACCAAATCCTGCCGCCGTACCGTTGTTTGTAATTGTTGCACCACTAGGAATTGTTATAGTGTCACCACTATCTCCTAACTGGACTGTACCACAATTTGTTCTTGGACTAATTTTATTTACTTTTACTTCACTCATAATTTACCTATTGAAATTTGTACCTTATTACTACTATACCTGATCCACCTGATCCACCCTGAAAAGGAGCTGATCCTGGTGATCGGCCACCAATTGCTCCACCACCACCGCCAGTGTTAGCAGTACCATTTCCACCTGGGGATGCTCCTGGATTACCATCTCCACCACCTCCTGATCCACCTGAACCTTGTGCAGGTGCTGGACTACTAGGTCCACAAAAAGAACCTCCACCACCACCACCAGCTAATGTTACTGGTGATCCTGTAATTGAATTTGCAGTTCCTGCTCCTCCATTTCCTGCGTCAGCACCAGGTGCTCCAGAACCATTAGTACCAGCACCGCCAGCACCGCCACCACCGCCGCCGCCTCCACCAGTAGGACTTAAAACACCATTACCACCGGGATTACCTTGAGGAGGACTAACAGGAGGTGTATTTCCTGCTCCTCCAGATATATTATATGCTCCAGCTCCACCGCCAGAACCACCTGCATCTGCTGGATCTTGAACGTTTGTAGGAGTTCCACCTCCTCCTCCCGCAGAAATAATAGTTGAAAAAATTGAATTTGAACCAGGATTAATATCACTAGCAGAACCTTGATCAGGTGTTTCAACTCCTGCTCCACCTGCACCTACTGTAATTGGAAATGCTGTTGCCGTAACCGGAAAAGCTCCTGCATTACAAGATGGACTTGGAAAAGTTGTTCTATGTCCGCCTGCTCCACCACCACCAGAGTAATAAGCTGTTCCTCCATTTCCACCACCTGCAACAACTCTATAATCTACGTTAGTTGGTCCACCACCTGGATTGGTTGGTGCATTTCCTAATTGTGTAACTGTAAAAGTTCCTGGACCCGTAAATGTATGAACTTTAAAATCACCAGTGGTTGTAATTGTTCCACCAGTTGCTGCAATAAAAAGAGGTGGTGGATCTAAATCTCCAGATTTTGCTTGTTCTACTGGTAGCCAACCTCTTGTTGCATCTGCATAAACTAAAGTAACTGCTTGTCCTTCTGTTTCTATTGTAAAATTATTTGCTAGTCCTTCAATATTAGATCCATTTCTATTTAATGTAACTTTATTTGTATCAAATGTATATGCATAATCTTTAATAGCTACAATACTTCCCGAACTAGGTGATGCAGGAAGAGTTACTGTTATTTCACCACTTGTAGTATTTACAAAATACCCTTCACCATTTACTGCTGTAAAATCTCCTGTCTTAATCGATGTCTGCCAATTAACAGATCCTTCTCTACCAAAACCTGATTGAGTTGCACCTGATGCTAAAGCAACGGTACCACCACATCTACCAATGGTAACTGCAGATCCATCTACAACAATGGGATTACTTGCTCCTGATCCGATTGTAGTAGTTGTCCCACATTTTTTGATGATGTTTGAATCATCTGAAACTTTATTTATATTATCTACTTTAATTTTACTTGTCATAATTATTGAAATTTGTACCTTATTATTACTATACCAGAGCCGCCATTTTTTCCTCCATTGTCTTGAGTTGTAGGACTACAAGATGCACCTGGAGCACCTCCACCACCTCCTGTGTTTGCAGTTCCAGCAGTACCTTGTCTGGCCGGACCCGAAGTTCCAACTCCACCAGCACCTCCACCACCTAAACCACCTGGTCCTCCAGGAGCTGGAGCTGGATTTGGTATGTAAACTCCACCACCACCTCCACCAGCAAAATATTGAAAACAACCAGATGGTTGACCAGAAGTTCCAAAAAGAGTTGGTACTCCAGCACCATCACCACCTCTTCCACCACCATTAGTTGGATTTGTTGGATTATTTCCAGCACAAGCACCTGCTACCATAGCACCGCCGCCACCTCCTGCTCCAGTATTACCGTTTCCTGGCGATGGGTTTGATGGACTTGCTACTGATAATCCTCCTGGATTGCCTTGAGACGGACTTGTTGGGGGAGTATTACCAACGCCAGCTGTAGCTGCAGTAGCTCCACTACTACCTCCTCCTGATCCACCATTAGAACCTGGAGTGCTATCGTAACCACCTGGACCACCACCTGCTGATGTTATTGTTGAAAAACTTGCAGGAGAACCATCTGTTCCTGCTTGTCCTGCGGGTGGACCTGCTGCACCACCTGCTCCACCAGCACCTATTACTATTGGAAAACTAGCTACTGAAGCCGTTAATCCTGCAGGTGCAGCTAAAGGTTTTCCTGGATAAGTTAATGGAGCTAAAGAAGGTGCGGCAAATCTAAATCCACCTGCACCACCACCTGCTGCTGGACTATTATTATAATTAATTCCAGGCATTGAACCACCACCTCCTACAACTATATATTCTAAAGCATTATTAGCTGGTGCAGTAGCTACTCTACAAACTGTAAAAGTTCCTGGTGATGTAAATGTATGAATCTTGTAATTTCCACAAGGAGCAGTTGAAATTGTTCCACCTGTAGCTGTAATAAAGTTTTCTCCAACAAATCCTGTTCCTTCCTCCACTGATAACCAACCTTTTGTTGCATCAGCGTAAACTAGAGTTAAACTTTCATTTTCTGTATCTCTAACAGAATCATTAGCATCACCATTCATATTAGAACCACCTCTACCAATCGTTAAATTATTTGTACCAAATGTACTTCCATAATCTTTGATAGCCACAATATCACCGACTGAAGGTGAACTTGGTAAGTTTACTGTGAATGCTCCACCAGAAGTATTACAAAAATAACCCTCTCCTGATGCAGCAGTAAATGTAGCTGTCTTAATAGTAGTTTGCCAATCAACAGTTCCTGTTCTACCAAAACCAGATTGACTAGCACCAGCGCCAAGAGTTACCGTATCACCAGATTCACCTAGTGTTAAAGTAGTTCCGCATTGTGGTGCAACTGTATTTACTTCTATTTTTGACATTATACTATTACTAAAGTCCCTGTTACTGTTATTGTACCAGGTATAGTGATAGGTCCTGCAAGAACACCGTTCTCGACAGTTTGTGTGCCATCAATCGTACCTGCTTGGTTTGGTATAAATTCGTTTGGGGCTGTTCCGCCTCCTATGTATTGGATTCCATTTACTATTGCCGTCATTATTCCTCCTATGAACTAATATCGTCGATAAATGAAGTAATGATATCTAAAGACGAAGCGGTATCGCTTTGAGCTTTAAGTACATCACCATTTGCCAACACAATTTTTGCACCGCCTTGAATTAATTCGATTGCAGAGTTTGGTGGAATACTAACATTCTTTGCAAGAA